GAGCGCGACCTTCACGACGCTGCCGAAGCCGTTGTCTCGCATCATCCCTCCCGCCGCCGGCTCCTCGCGGGGCTTGCGGCCCTCGTGGCCGGCTGCGGGCCGAGGGTGGCGCAGGACCGGCGCGCCATCATCCGCCACCTCCACGCGGTCGCCGCAGAAGCCAGAGCCGTGCAGCGTGCGCTTCGGGGGCTGGCTCATGCGTAGCGCCCTCGACTGGCGTCATCATCGCGAGCAGCTCGCGTGCGATCTGCGCGCGCTCACCCGCAAGCGACTGGCCATCGCGCATGCGCGTCAAGAAGTCGCGGGCGTAGGCGCGGCGCTCCTCGTCGAGCGAGGCGAGCACGGCCGAGAGGCCGAGGGCGAGGGCGCAGAGGGCGTTCACCAGCTCGGCCAGGTCGTCGTCGGGGAGGGGCATCCGGCGGTCTCCGACACCCCCGAGGACCAGTCTGCGCCCGGGCGGGGGCGGCTGTCCAGCGTCTTGCATGGCTTCACCTTTGCCCTTTCGCGGGGCGCAAAGCGAGGCAAAGAGCGTTTGCGGGGGCTTGCCCCCGCCCGGTTTGCGATGGGGGAGGAGAGGGGGCCGGCGGGAGGCACCCCATGAAGTCCAAGAGCTTGCGCGAGGCATTCCGTGACGCCGCGATCGGGCGGCAGAAGCTCATCGCTTCCGAGGCGTTTCCCGACCGCTCCGTCGAGGCCGCCGAGGTCGAGGTGACGCGCATCCTCGGGGACCGTGCCGACCGCCGGCCCACGTTCACGCTGCTCGCGGAGGTGCTGACACACGGCAACCCGGAGCCCGTGCTCGACGCGCTCGCCGACCTCTGCGGCGTCCAGTGGGAGCGCGTGCCGGTCACCGCCGAGCGGTCGCTCGCCACCATCGCCACCCACGTCGAGCAGCTAGAGCTCGGCCTCGCCTCGGTGCGCGAGGCGCTGGACCGGATCGAGGTGGCGGCGCTGCGCGAGCGCAAGGGGCCAATTGCGAAGGTGCCCATGCGGCGCGAGAAGCGAGGGGCGGCGTGACGACTGATCGACGTGGATTTCTCGGCGTCCTGCTCGGACTTGTTGTGTTGCCGTTGACGCGCTGGATGCCTGCAAAACGACGCCATTTTTCGGAACCCACCGTGCTCACGGTGCCTTCCAGTTGGAATGGTGACGTTCGGTACATCATCACGGACGCTCAGCGGTCGGTATGGATTGAAGCCGTGTATGACAATGGCGTGCCAGTGCCGTTCCGCGTCGAGCCGGCGCGGCGGCGCACGAAGGGGGCGGCGTGAGCTACGCCGAGTTCCTCGCGCGCAAGGCGCAGGCCGATCACTACGGCGGCTTCCATCCGATCTGGATGCCGGACTTCCTGTACCCCTTCCAGGCATCGCTTGTCGAGTGGGCGATCCGCAAGGGACGCGCCGCGATCTTCGCCGACTGCGGGCTCGGCAAGACGCCGATGCAGCTCGTCTGGGCCGAGAACGTAGTGCGCAAGACGAATCGACCTGTGTTGATCGCAACGCCGCTCGCCGTCTCCCATCAGGTGCTCCGCGAGGCCGAGAAGTTCGGCGTCGAATGTGAGCGGGTGCAGGATGGAAAGGCCAAGCCCGGCGCGCGCATCCTCGTGACCAACTACGAGCGGCTCGACCGCTTCCATCCGGGCGACTTCGCGGGCGTGGTCTGTGACGAGTCGAGCGTACTCAAGAACTTCGACGGGGTGCGGCGCGCGACCGTGACCGAGTTCCTGCGCACGCTCTCGTACCGCCTGCTCTGCACGGCGACGGCGGCGCCGAACGACTACATCGAGCTTGGCACGTCGAGCGAGGCACTCGGCGAGATGGGACACATGGACATGCTCTCGCGGTTCTTTCGGAACGACCAGAACAACGCGAGCCATCGGGTACGAGCGGGCGGTACGCGCTGGATTCACCGCGAGCCTGGCACCGTGTGGCGTTTCAAGGGCCACGCCGAAACCCCGTTCTGGCGCTGGGTCTGCTCGTGGGCGCGCGCCGTGCGCCGGCCGTCGGATCTCGGGTTCGACGACGACGGATTCGTGCTGCCGCCGCTCGAGGCGGTCGAGCACGTGGTCAGCGCGCGCAGCCGACGCGAGGGGATGCTCTTCGATCTACCGGCGGTCGGGCTCCACGAGCAGCGGGAGGAGCGGCGGCGGACCATCGAGGAGCGGTGCGAGAAGGTCGCGGCACTCGTCGAGCAGACCGATCAGTCCCTCGTCTGGTGTCACCTGAACCCGGAGGGGGATCTCCTCGCGAAGCTGATTCCGGATGCCGAGCAGGTGGCCGGCTCCGACTCCGACGACGCGAAGGAAGAGCGACTCCTCGCCTTCGCCGACGGCAATCTCCGCGTTCTCGTGACCAAGCCGAAGATCGGCGCATGGGGCCTGAACCTACAGCGCTGCGCGCATGTGACCTTCTTCCCATCGCACAGCTACGAGCAGTACTACCAGGGCGTGCGCCGCTGCTGGCGCTTCGGGCAGACGCGACCCGTTCGGGTGGACGTGATCGCCACCGATGGGGAACGCGGCGTGATGGCGAACCTGCAACGCAAGGCGGTGCAGGCGGATCGCATGTTCTCGGCACTGGTCGAGCACATGAACGAGGCCGCCCACATCGGGCGCTCGTCTCCCTTCAGCGAGGAGGTGATGACACCGACATGGCTGTGAGCGACCAGGTGGTGACCGACCGCTACGCGCTCTACCTCGGCGATTGCATCGAGGTGATGGCCGGACTCACGAAGGAGGCGGTACATCTCTCGATCTACTCGCCTCCGTTCGGCGGGCTCTACCACTACTCCTCGTCAGACCGCGACCTCTCGAACTGCCGCAGCTACGAGGAGTTCTTCGAGCACTACGAGTACGTGGTGCGCGACCTCTACCGGCTCACGCTGCCGGGTCGGCTCACCGGCGTGCATTGCATGGACGTGCCATCAGGGAACAGCGGATGCGATCACCTGCGCGACTTCCCGGGCGACATCATCCGGCTGCACGAGCGGATCGGGTTCCACTACATCGCACGCTACTGCGTCTGGAAGGAGCCGCTCGGCGTCCGCAACCGGACGATGGCGAAGAATCTCGCCCACAAGAGCATCGTCGAGGATTCGAGCCGCTGCTCCGTCGCGTCGGCCGACTACTTGCTGATGTTCCGGCGCAAGGGCGAGAATCGGGTTCCGATTCGCCACCCGGAAGGGCTGCTGGACTACGCGGGCGCGCGGCAGATCCCATCGGAGTTGCTCTCGTTCCGCGGCTACAAGGGCAACCAGATCGAGAACCGCTACTCGCATTGGATCTGGCGACAATACGCGAGCGCCTTCTGGGATGACGTGCGGATCGACCGGGTGCTCCCATTTAAGGCGGCGCGAGCGGCCGAGGATGAGAAGCACGTCCACCCGCTCCAGCTCGACGTGATCGACCGCTGTCTCGTGCTGTGGAGCAACCCGGGTGAGACGGTGCTGACGCCGTTCATGGGCGTCGGCTCGGAGGTCTACTCGGCCGTCGCGATGGGTCGCAATGCCATCGGCGTCGAGCTCAAGGACACGTACTACCGCCAGGCGGTGCGCAATGTGGCCCATGCGCTCAAGAGCGTGACGGGCGATCAGGATGACCTGTTCGGCGAGGTATCGGCATAGGCGCTCTTCTCGCTGGGGGTGAGAGGTTGCCGAATCGGATGCTAAGCGGCGAGATCAGCCGCAGCGAGTCGCTATCACGTGTCTCGTTGGAGGCCGAGGCCACCTTTCTACACCTCGTCTCCGTCGCCGACGATTTCGGACGCTTCGACGGTCGGCCGACTGTGCTCCTCGCAGCTCTCTTTCCGACCCGCATGGAAACCATCTCTCTTGAGGTGCTCGGCCGCTGGCTCCGCGAGCTTGAGGTCGAGGGACTGATCCGCTGGTACGTGGTAGATGGCCGCCGCTACCTCGTCATCCCGACGTGGGGCAAGTACCAGCGTCCGCCCCGCGCGCAGAAGTCCAAGTACCCCGATCCGCCTGCGGAATCCAGCGATCAGACCGCATCTGCCGACATTCCGCTGACAAATGACAGCGTACCGCTGACAAATGCTCCCGTCTTATCCGAAGGCGTAGGCGTAGGCGTAGGCGATAAAGATAGCCGGCCGGCTTCGCCGCCGGCTCTGTCTAGCCCGCCGTCCCGCGTGAACGGCAAGCATGCCCGAGCCTCGCCAGGCAAGACGCTGATGCCCGACGCCTTCGACGACCCCGAGTGGGAACGCCTGCGGCGGCTAGTCACGCGGCACGATCTCAGCGATGACCAGCTCAAGTACGCCTGCCGCACCGTCCACGCCTGGAGCCACAGCGGGCACAAGCTGAAACACGATTGGGTGTTGACCGTGATGAACGCGATTCGCGCCGGCTGGGCGCTCAGGGGGTACTGATGGCGCATTCGTTCGAGGACGGCGAGAAGCGGGAGAAGGTCAAGCCGACGAAGGCTCAGCCGGATCGCGAGTACCCGGTCAAGCCCCATGAGGCGCGCGACGTCGCCATTCGCAGGCTCCAATACCGGGACGTGAAGACTCCCGGCGAGTGGGCAATCTGGCTCGAGTTCAGACTATTCCCGGATGTGCTCGGTCGCTATGTCGGTAATGCCACGCCACTCGAACAGCACGAGTTCGAGGACCGCTATCGCTACATCGTCGAGCAGAGGGAGCGACGCGCCTATGGGCGTGTGGTGACACAATGGTGACCGACCCCAGCGCCGCCCGCCGCGCCTACGCCGCTGCGATGCGCGACTACCGCGCGCTGCTCGCGCAGTGGGCGCAGCACTGGCGCGAGGACACCACGAGCGAGCGCGAAGACGCGCGGGCGCGCCGCATCGAGCAAGCGGAACGCCGCGTGGCGCAGGCCGAGGAGCAGCTACGGAGGGCCGAGTCGTGCTGAGCCGCTTCGTGCTC